GGCGGATGATCTGCTGTCAGAAGCAGCAACCGAAATTGGCGCACTGAAAACAGGTATTGTCGCATTCGGTGTCGTTGTTGTAGGTATTGCGATTGCCATCGTGTCAATTGGTCTGGTTAAACGCGTTATCAACAAAGCATAAGGTGCAGATATGGGACATCTGGTAGGCCGAATCTGCTATGAAAAAGCAGAAGAAGCAACAAATGCCGTGATGACCCAAGTCGTACCGACAATAGATAAAGACGGGGTGTTGAATCACCCTGTTTTTATTGGTTCGGAATGGGAATATCACGGTAATCAAGTAAAAATCAACTTTCCGCAGTGCAATAATCAAGATTTTTATGATCAGGGTAGAGAGTTGGGACAGTCTATGCTGCTTGCTTTTATAGGTTTATTTATTGTCGTAGTCTGTCTAAAAGTCGTAAGACTGGCCAATATGCAAAATGACGAATAAAAGGGAAAAGGAAAAATGAATGATACCCGAAGTTTATTTTATTCTCGGCGTTTCGCCTTACGCAGTCGCCTGCTTGTGCTTATATGTTTTGGCGCGCAAGTTTTAAGTCCGTTAACAGCGTTTGCAGAAGTCGGCCTTCCTCCGCCGGTACAACATCAAAACGCAGGTTTCCCTAGTGACCAGGCATTGCAACGTCGTGGCTACGATCCAAAAACAGGCGTTTGGAAAGTTGATGTACAAAACAACGGCAAACCGACAGTAACTAAAAATGGCGGAAATATTAATGGTAGCCAAGGCAAAACTGTAACGGTTACAGGTCGATATGGCGAAACTGGCACGATGGACACGACTGTTAATCAAAGAGTCGGTACAAGCGCGATTCAAAAAACTGCTACAGGTGTATGGTTTGGGTCATCGGCTGCAAATGCGTTAAGTAAAAATGGCTCATATGTAGCAACTCAATTAAGAGCTGGGAATTATCAGTCAGCGTTTGAAGGTTCAGTTCTTGCTTTAGGAGATTTCGGCAATAACTTATTTGGTGGATTGCCCGAATCCATTGTGAATTTAGGGCGATCTTTAGGGTTAGTAAATAATCCATCACCGCAACAATTTAGAGATGCAGCAGAAAGATTTTATGCAGCTCAAAAACAAGCAGAAGCCGAAGGAAACTATCAAAAAGCAGTAGCAAATGCAGCAGCTAAAAAAGCAGCAGAAGCAGCACAAAAAGGCAAAGCACAGCAAGAAAAAAAAGAAAATTTAGAAAGACAAGAAAAATCAGGAAAAAACGTTGTACTCGTTAGGTTTCATGAATTTGGGTATTTAGGCGAAAATATAGAATGGAAAAGCTATGTATCATCTACTCCTTCTGGAAGATTTGATATCGGGAATTATGATTTGTCTAAAATTAAATCAAGTATCACATATAAATATGCAGATGATTTGACAATTACATATAGTCCTAAATTTGCAGGTGTTGATGGTCAGTTTTTAGGCCTTAATTTTTATCCCAATAGCGATTTAAACCGTAAAAATATTATAAATAATAATGATTCAGTTGATATTAATGATTTCATGCTGACACAAAAAGAAATGTTAGACATCTTAAAACGTATGCTTGAGAACAATCAGACAAACCATGCCGAATTGATGAACCAACTGGCAAAAATGGGCGTTATGAATCAATCTGCCGAGCAAAGCACATTTAGCCCTGATACCGCACTTAGTGCGCCGTATACACCTGAAGGCAGTAGCACCCCTCAACAAACAAGATTCAAAATGAATCAAGATGGTACTGTAGGCGTTGATTATGTGCCACGTCCAGATTTAAAGCCAAACAGTCCAGAAGCACCGAATAAGCCCGAAAAGACAACACCGAGCAGACAGGAGAGTCCAGACACGCCAAACACACCAAATAGCCCTAATTCTCCCAATACTCCAAATGAGCCGAATAGTCAGAACACTCCTAACAATCAACAAACGCCAAGACAGCAAGAAAATGGATTATGTTCGCTGTTTCCAAATATCGCAGCGTGTGCAGATTTGGGCAACGCAGAAGAAAAAGATCTAAGCATCCCGCAAAACGATCAAGATATAGGAACTTTGAAACCGTTGGAACACTTTCAGACAGATGGCGTTTGTCCAAAGCCACAATCATTTGATTTTGGACTGTTTGGAAGTTTTGAGATGGGTTATGACACAATTTGCGACATTGCCCGAAAAATCAGGCCAATTTTGATTTTAATATGCATGATAAGTTGTAGCTGGGCGGCATGGTCGGCAGTCAAGGAGTTGTAACATGTGGAGTAAATTGTTAACTGCCGTATTGACAACCGTAGCAGGAAAAATCATGGCCGCGTTTGGTTTGTCGTTTGTAACTTATGTAGGTGCAAACGAACTGCAACAGCAGTTATTAAGCTATGTAACAAATCAAATAGGCGGTATATCTGATGATGCCTTACAAATACTTTATATAACAGGCATGGGAGTGTGTCTTAATTGGATATTTGGCACTTTCGCATTTATTGCATCGCTTAAATCATTTGCCAAACTCTCGGCAGTTATGTCAAAAAAATAAAACAGATAATTAAAAAGGAGATAAAAAAATGTTGTATCTGATAACAGGCGTACCTGGTTCGGGCAAAACATTAAAGATGATCTCAGACTTGATGACAAGAGACGATTTAAAAAACCGTCCACTTTATCTTGATGGAATTCCCGAGGTTGACGGCCAAATCATCCCAAATCTGCCGATCCCTGAAGGCGAAACCATGCAGACATGGCACAAATGGGCACCTACTGGCGCGATTCTCGTGATCGATGAGTGTCAACGCGTATTTCGTCCACGCCCAAGCGGTTCAAAAGTCCCTGATTATGTCGCTGAACTTGAAACACACCGACATAAAGGCATAGATATTTTTTTATTGACACAACATCCACGGCTTATAGATGCCAATGTCAGAAGCCTGATAGGTCATCATTGCCATATCGGCAAAACCAGCCTAGGCGTTCGGCGCATGGTCGAATGGGAAAGATGCGCCAACCCCGAAGCAAACGGCGATATAGCAAACGGCGTTAAAAGTGTTTATAAACTTGATAAAAAAGCATTTGGAGTTTACAAATCGGCCGAAGAACACACAAAAATCAAAACCAAACGAAGCAAAGTGATATTTATTTTGCCTTTGGTTCTTATAGTAATTATATTCAGTATGTTTATTGCATATGGCAGTTATAAAGACATATCAAAACCGATAGAAGTCAAAAAAACAATCGAAACAGACAGTAACCAAACTGCACAAAACACACAAACGGCACAAACCCAAATTGAACAAAGCGGTCAATATCCACAACAAGAGCCGAAAACAACCGAAAAAGAGGAAGAAAAGCCCTATATCACACCGCAAGACTACGAACCAAGAATAGCAGAGCGTCCCGAAACCGCCCCGATCTACGATAGTATGAACAAAGACTTTAAAGCCATGCCTTGGCCATCTGCCTGCATTAAATCTGAAAAAGGCTGTAACTGTTACACCGATCAAGGCACAAAAATAAAAGAGATCAGCAAAAAAACCTGTGTCCAATATGTAAATGACGGCCTGCCCTTTAACCCCTACAAGACAAAACAGCCCGAATCGGCGGCAACGGAAGCACCAAAGGCACAGCAAGAAACGCCTCAAGTCTTGACAATGGGCGGAAAGAGTCCGCAAAATTTGATGTATGACGGATACGAAGAAAAATCGTTAAGTAATCAAGGGGCAAAGGTTGGGATATGATTTTTGATATAGTAGTTGGTGGATTAATACTTTACGCCATAGTTCATTTGCATAAAAAATATGGAATGTCTATATTTAAAGTCTTTTTTAAAGAAGCTTTGATAGGTTTTTCAATAGCCCTTGTTTTAATTTTTGCAGTGTTAATATTTTTATAAATTAAACACCCCTAATCCACCCACTTACTTGAACACAAGTCAGGGGGAGGACGTCCAGAAAGTTTTGTAAAGGCGCGTTTTTTGCCTTTATAAAACTTTTTGGATACCCCTTGACGCTAGCTCACCCAAAAACGCTATTAGCAAGGGTTGGGGCGGTTTTTTGCGCCAACCCCTGCCACATGGCGAATGTCGCCGAAGGCAAGCACACGATAAGCTTCAAGCCCTGAAC